TTTTTTGTTTTCACGGATCTTTTCTTGACCGTGATCATCAGTAGCTATATCTTTTGTTTTTTTCATCACAGTACGAACTTTACCGTCTGGTCCTGTAATGTTCGTAGGCTTTTTTATGGCAGATTGAGTAACCTCGCTAACTTCCTCTCTTGCCGGAACTCTTGCTGTTCCTGTTAGTTTAGAAACGGCATCTCTTGTTCCTACACGACGGCGAACGAGTTTAGCAATACCTTTTCGGCGTTGCTTTTCATAACCTTTTTTAACATCAGGAGATGCACCCATTTGGCCCATACTTCCTGTAGCAATTTGATCACCAGCATGGGCTGTATCTATTTGCGCCTTTTTAATATAGCGACCTGCTAAACCTTTTGAGATCTCATCAATTTGCTCTGCGTCTTCTGTAGTATATGCTTTATCGTAATTAGCATCACCTTCTTGGTCAGCTTTGCGTTTTGCCTTTGGCTTTTCAGCTTTATGCTGAGTTGGTTCTGCAACTGGGTGAGGTTTAACCTCAGGCTGATGCATATCCTTGAACTTCTTTTCCTCTGAGGATTTTGGTTCTGCTACTTCAGCCATATAATTTTTAAAGGACTTCATTGTAGATCTCCTGGTTTAATCTCATTTTGTTTATTTATTTAATTCTGCTGTTCTTGGTCATTCGGATCGCCAAATTCTTCTTTTTCAGCTTCCATTTGCGTTTTCATTTCCTCAGAGTCGTCTTCACTTAACTGTAGGATGTTACGAATAACCCATTCTCTTGAATAGTATACTCCAACATGATCTTCAACATCACGTAATGTCGCCATTCTTTCGCGGAGTATTTCTGCTTCTTTTAATTCGTTAAAATAATTATCTTGCATAAAGTCATAACGAATACTATTTTTAATTTCTTTATATTCCTCAGGGGTCATGATACCTTTAAGGATAACTTGCTTTTCTAAAATTGTTGTAAAGATTGAAGAAAACCTAGATCTTACACGACGAATAAATTTGCTAAACTTCAGTTCGTCACGAGTGATTTCAGATGTACGGCCGAAGGTTGCCATTGTTTCAGGCTCAAGCCTTGTTAGTGGAACCTTTAACGCTTTAAACAATTTACGCTGAAAGTATTGCATATTTTCATCAGACGATAGCGCTTGTGAAGAACCGCCAACTAATGTATCAACTTCAGTAGATCTTTCACCACCTCGGCGTGGAAACCAAAAGTCTTCAGTCATAGTCATCATTTTACGGCTATCAGTAATATCACCAGTTGCTGAGTTATATTGCAGTTTGTTTTTATGGCGAACCATCATGTCTCGTATATATTGCTCAGCTTTCGATTTAGGAAGGTTCCCAACGTCAATATAAAAAATTCGTCTTTCAGGAGCTCGTGTAAGAGTGTAAATGACTGTTGCATCTTCAAGCATTCTTAATTGATTTAAAGGCTTAATTGCCGGATGTAGGTATGAAAGAACTAAAGAATTATTCTCGTTCATTAATCCTGAAGTAACACGGGCAACAGAGTCTTTAGAAATTCTATATCCTTGAGTACCAGTACTTGCATTACCACCAGCATTATCACCAGTAAAACCGTTTTCGGAATACATATAATATTCGCTTTTTAGTGTTTTAACTGGAATACCAGAATGTGGATCTTTTTGCCTTTTATCAACTTCACGTATAAGTTTTAACTTGCGAGGATCTACATATCGCAGTTCCCTTATACCATCTTTTAAGTTTTCTTTATCAATAATGACATGATAATTAAGTCTGCCATCAACGTAAAACTTTTGAAAAATATCGTATGCTGCATTTGAAAAATCTAATAATGATAAAACATTATCAAATTCTTCACTTAATTTCTTTTTGACTTTGTCAGGAAGATCAGTGTCATCGAGCACAAGCTCTACAACTTTATCATCCGTTCCTATAGAAATTGCTTCGTTAATGACTTCGTCTACAGCTGAAACAATTTCAGGCTGCAGTGCCATGCCACGGTATTTTGTAACTAATTCAGACTCAGTCTTTGCTGTGCCTTCCATATCGAGGAGCGTGCCGTAAAACCCGCCAACGGCGTTTCCCACAGTAATTGCGCCGTCTTCATTAGACGGTTCAGCGAAAGAGACTACTGGAGTCTCTTCCTCTTCTCTTTTGATTTCGTAACCGAATATCTTCAAAACTTCATATCCTCATAATAAAAATTAGGTTGTCGGTACGCCGGTAATTCCTTCAACTCTCCATAAATCATATTGGAATGTGACGCCGAATTCTTCAATTGTATCCTGCTGAGACCAATCCAAGGCAATACCATCAATAGTAGTTGGAAACAATCCTTCGAAAATATATGTACGAAGTGGTGATCCATCTTTACTATATTGAGTAACCGATGCAGTAGACTTATACTGCTGCGGTAATCCTCTTGAATTGGAGTCGTGGGAATTAATGAAGTTTGACCATGCTTCCATCGCGTTGCGAATTGCAAAGTCTTCATCGTTGATAACTGTGACCGCCCAGTCCGCAAACGTTCTATCACCTGCATACTTTACTTCACGACCGAAGTAAGGTACAACATATTGACCAACGATTGACTCAGGAATGCCTGCAGAACGAACCATAAATGGTACTTTAAAATCTGCGCCTGTGTCAATCGGGTTAGTGATTTGAACTTGGAATAGCGTAGGACGTGCACCGCCACCGACGAGTTCTGATTTGAACTGGTTGATGTTAAATGCCATTTTCTATTCTCCTTTAATTAAATCTATTTATTAGACGATCTGACCAACGATTTCATCAAACTCAATTCCAGTTCTTGTTGCTACGAACGTAAGTTCTATAACGTTAATTGAACGGGCTGGTTTAACAAAAATGTTAGCACGGAACTTGTTTTGGTCTATGATTTCAGGAGTATTCACGGTTGAGTCAGATACGACTCGGAAATCAGTAATGCCACGTCTTCCTTGAATATCACGTAGGAACGGATCAACAATGTTCTTAAACTGTGTTTGAGTAAATTCGTCGTTTAGTTCAAACAAGAACGATGTAGCCGCTGTTGCAATTGATTTCTCAATAGCAATAAACAACCTACGAACATTAAGACGATCAAACGCGCTTGGCAATCCGTAACCAGTTTTATCTCCAAATAATACGATACCTTGACCTACTTGAGCCATAACTGGGTTAATGTCTGAAGTATACAGTTGATCTCTTTGCGATTTGTTTGGGTTAAACGCTAGTTTTACTACGTTTTTAATAACACCTTTTCTATAACCTGCTGGAGATTCCCACGGTTCAACTCTTGCTGCCAAACCTGCCATATCGCCATTCAAAGGTGTGTAACGATAAGTATCGTTGTATTTGTCGTAACGATATTTATAACCGCTATCCATGAACCAATAAGATGAATTCTGAAGCGCATTACGATATGCAATTACGTTTTTAAGTTGTGTATTTGATTTAACTTCGCTAACAACATCTGATGCTGATGGGGAAACAAATGCAACACAATCTTTTCTACTATCAACGATATTAGAAATAATATAGTTTGCACGGTTTGCGCTATCATCGCCTTTACCTTGTAAGCAGAATGAAATATCAATTTCGTTTCCACTCTTAAATAAATCCCAACCTTTACCAATTGCGGCCAAAGTTGCATTGCTTTCAGTTTGAGCATCACTACCGTTTGCCATTACTTCGTATGAGGTTACAGCAGTATTTGCTGTTCCTACAACTGCCGAATTAGCAACTTTAACCCAGCTTGATTGATTGGTAATAACGTCTACCCAATAGTTTTGCGAACCGTCCTGAAGCTGTGCGCCTGCTGTGGTTGAAACATCTTCAAACAGTTCAAGTACTTGTCCTGCTGTTCCTGAAATATTTCCGCCGCGGTCAACAACTGCAATGTGAATACTTCCAGCACTTGGTGCAGAAGCAAAGAAATTGTTTTGCCCCCACTTTTTTGTAATCGTAAGAATGGTAAGATCTTCTTCGGCGAGTGTGTATTTGCCTACAAATGTAATTGCGTATTCGTATCCTGTTACATTCGGTGTTGGCACTGCGCCATCGTTAAGTTCTGTTTCTACAATAGTTGCAACTGTAACATTTACATAGCCTGAGCTATCGTTACCTATTACAAGTACATCTCCTGCGCCAATTGCAGTAATCCTGTCTGCAGGAGCAACTTCAAAAGTTACAGCAGCGGAATTAAATGGAATTGTTTGTGGAACTGCAGCATTGGAAATTTTATTCGCTGGGATATCACCTACTGCAATTACTGCATTTTCATATCCTGTTGAGGTAACCCAATGTACGTCAATGTTATCTCCTAAAGCACCAGGGTGCTTTGCCGAAAAGGCGCCACTTGCTGCAATAGCTGTGTTTGAATTATTGTCTGCGCGAACTACCCACAATGCATTTGCATATGCAAGATAATCTGCCGCAGTAAAAAATGTTTCGTATGTATCCGCTGAAGGCTTGCCAAAACGATCCACTAGCTCATCTTCAGATGAAACTAGAATAGGTTCGTCAACTGGTCCCCATTGAAATACACCAACAATGGCAGCTGGCGATGTCGCAACGGCTGGCACGGCTTGTGATGCATCCACTTCACGAACAATGACGGAAGGACTTACAGAAAAAGCCATATTTTTCTCCTTTATGTATTTAAACGCGTTTAGTTCATATCACTGTTTCTATTTATAAATTATTTGATTTACAGAAATATAGTTTAGAACCTGATGTTTTCGTCTTCCCACAATTCCCCACCGTCATCTATAAATCCGAAGGGGAGTAATTCTTCATCAATTTGCGCATCAGTCTTTTCGCGCAGTGCTTGAAGAGTATTAATATCAGTTAATTCTTTAAAATAATCTTGGTCAGATAACCAAGCAAATAAAACCAAATTCATTACTAAATCATCATGTGCTCCGGGCTCAGCTTCATAAGATGGACCCTTTTTGGAAAAACGTGATAATTCCTGCAAAGTATTATAATCTCTTAGTATAAGTTGATCTTGCTCAATGAGCATTTTCAACATAGAACAACCTTGAGCTTTTACAGTCTTGGTAGTTCGTATTCCATTATCAAGTTTTCTTCCTCCAAATCCAGACGAAATTCGTTTGCCTTTCGCGCCTGCGCTTTCGGAATAAAGTAAATTTTCGTATCCATAATCCATTAATAAAACATCTGAAACTTGTTCGCCTATATCATTAATTTCTATAAGAACAGCAGCTTCATTATATAGATTACCTATTCTATATATAAATGAAGCGAAATCAATTGGGCTAATATAATTGTCACGAAATGTGCATACTTGTTGATACGGCATTTTGCTAATATCTATAATATTAAAAGTTGAATAGTCTAAACCTTTTCCTCGAGATACATCACAAGTCATAACATAACTGTGGTCTTTTTCAGGTTTAAAATATTGAAATGTGTTTTCTTGTTCGTGTATAGGTCTATCATATGCTAATTGTTTTAGTTTGGATCCATCAATCAACGTTCCTGAGGATCCTAAAAACTCGCAACAATATTCTTGTCTAAATTTCTGTTCATCGTAATCTAATGCAGCGAGTGTTTCTTCTTTCCATTTTTCGTCTCGCCCTGGAACATCTTGCCACATAACTTCTTCGTATTCATAACCATTAGTTTTTTCTCTTGCGCCTTTGCAAGTTTTCCAAAAATGGTTTAGACCATTAGGAGTTGAAGTCATTAAAAGTTTTGTTGACTCGCCAGACGAGATAGTAGGATAAACAGATGCGAAAAAATCGTCGTATCCTTCAATGAATGCAACCTCATCGAGATATAGAAAATTAACTGACTTACCACGAATTGCTGATGACGATGTCGTTCCAGCCAAAACCTGACAACCGTTTTCAAGTGCAATATTTCCTTTGTTCCATTCTTCAACTCCTTGCTGCAACCATTTAGGTAAAGCCTCAAATGCTAACTTAACACGAGCCATAACTTCTCTTGCAGCATCTCCTTTATTTGCCAAGATGGCTACAGTTTTAAATTCATTAAACAATACATAATGTAAAATGATTGCCATTGCAGTAGTTGTTTTACCAGACTGGCGCGCAGTTAATACTGCCACTCGTCTATTTTCTGTAATCTTTTTTGTGATGTTTTCTTGATAAGGATACATTTGAAAAGGAACTAGGCCACGGTCAACATGCACAATTTTAATATATTCTTTAGCAAAATATATCGGATCTTCAGCGCATTTCATATACTCCTTTAACATGTCAGGAGTCCATTCAAATTGCTCGCCAACTCTTTTGAGATTATTATTGCCGAGATAACCTTTCATCATCTCAAACATTATCATCACCTTTAATCATTTTAAGTAAATCTGCAGTTGAGACTATCAAGTTATTATTCGTGACATTTGTTTCCTTTTCAGGTTTATCATCCTGTGCAAATTTCTTTTTGGTAGAAATATCAACATAATCTTTGTTTGCGTCAAGTAATGTTTTCATTAAAGTCGACACAACTTCAAAGGCCCGAGGAGACTCTGATTGCTTAGCTATTTCAACCATTTCTTTAACTGCGTCATCTCCGAGTTCA